AATTCAAACTCGTCCTTACTTTGCTGGCAATATCATGCTGCAACCTGCATACAGCCATTTAATGGATCCAAAAGATGCACGTGATAATTATCCAAATGCTACACATGCAATGACGCACACATATTTTCACGGCACCAGCCCAGTAATAACACCAGAACAAATCGCATATATCGGCGAAATAGTAGATAAATTTATGAAATCATTTTAAGGAAACAGTATGTCATATCGTAAAAAAGGTAATGAGATCTTCGAAAATCTCTTTGTACTAGAAATTGCAAATAACCATTGGGGCAGTTTAGAGCGTGGATTAAAACTAATCTACGAACATGGTAGTGTTGCACGTATCAACAATGTCAAGGCTGCAATTAAACTACAGTTCAGAGATGTGGATGAGTTTATTCATCCCGAGTTCAAAGGCGATCAAGATAATCGTTACATCAAGAAAACCGAACAGACCAAACTAAGTAGAGATGACTTTGCTGTTATGGTTAACAAGATTCGTGACATGAGCTGTATTCCAATGAGTACACCATTTGATGAAAAGAGTGTGGACTTGTGTATTGAATTTGACATGCCTATTATTAAAATTGCATCTAGCGATGTTAATGATTGGCCTTTAATTAGCAAGATTGCTAGTACACGTCGTCCTACTATTATTAGTTCAGGTGGCGCAAGTGAAAAGGACTTGGATGATATTGTCACTTACTTTGCCAAACGTGATATTCCGCTAGCAATTAACCATTGCGTCAGTTTATATCCTAGCGAAGATAACGAGCTAGAACTAGATCAAATTGATTACTTGCGGAATCGTTATCCAGATAACGTAATTGGTCTAAGCACACATGAATACCACGATTGGAGTTCTAGTATATTAATGAGTTATGCCAAAGGTGCACGTACTTGGGAACGCCATGTTGACATAGATTATAATAACGTGCCTGTTAGCAGCTATTGCTCGTTACCAGAACAATGCGATACATGGTTTAAAGCCTATCACAAAGCAGTTGAAATGTGCGGAGGACGTAGTACCTCACGTCGTGTTATCAGTCGCAAAGAAACAGAATATCTTGATCAGTTGGTGCGTGGTGCTTATGCACGTCGCGATCTAGAACCAGGATATAAAATACACAAGGACAGTTTTGAGAAAGACTTTTATCTTGCTATCCCGTTACGCAAAGGGCAATTAAGTTGCCGTGAAATCATGAATGGCGAAAGCTTAACACAAGCAATCAAAGCCAACGATCCGTTAACTATTGATCACATTGATGGTCCATATGCAACAAACACATCACTCAAAAATCTAATTAAAAACAGAGGACTATGAGATTAGCTGACTATGTAGCTGAACGCTGCGCTGAAGCTGGTGCAAGACATGTATTTCTTGTAACTGGCGGAGGTGCAATGCATCTCAATGATGCATTTGGACGTCACAAAGACTTAACACCAGTATGCTTTCATCATGAACAAGCGGCTGCTATTGCTGCTGAAAGTTACTATCGGATCAATAATCAACTTTGTGTGCTTAACGTAACAACAGGACCTGGTGGTATTAATGCACTCAACGGAGTGTTTGGTGCTTATGTAGACAGTTGTGGTATGCTTGTAGTTAGTGGACAAGTCAAGAATGAGACATACTTACGTAACTACTCAATACCAATGCGACAACTTGGTGATCAAGAAGTAGACATTGTTAGCATGGCCAAGCCTGTTGTCAAGTATGCAGTAACTCTCCATGATCCCAAACTGATCAAAGAAGTCATGGACAAAGCCATATTCCTTGCCACACACGGTAGACCCGGTCCTGTGTGGGTGGATATTCCAGTTGATATACAAAGTACACAAATTGATCCTGATTCATTGACAGGTTGGGACAAAAATTTAACCACACTGGCACTAGATCCTGCAGTGACAGAAAACACACGACTGGAATTACATACATTAGGCATTGACCAATATGAACGTGATATTCCTGCAATTATTGATCGCTTGTATCAAGCCAAACGTCCAGTAATTTATGCTGGAACTGGTGTACGGTTGTCTGGCATGCATGATGAGTTTCTGGAGTTAGTTGAACGATTAGGCGTACCAGTTGTTAGTAGCTTTAATGCATACGATGTTCTTACCAATGATCACCCACAGTACTGTGGGCATCCTGGCATGGTTGGTGATCGTGCCGGTAACTTCACTGTACAAAATGCAGACTTTGTACTGATACTCGGCAGTAGACTAAACATTAGAATGATCAGTTATAACTATAAAAATTTTGCCAAGAATGCATACAAGGTCATGGTTGATATTGATCGTGCTGAATTAGACAAGCCCACACTCAATATTGATCTCAAGGTACACTGCAATCTAAACAATTTTATCGCAGAGTTTTTGGAAAAAACTACAGTATATGTAAGACCCGAAACACATACAGAATACTTGAATTGGTGCAGAGAACGTGTTGCCAAGTATGATCCAGTATTACCAACATACGAACACAAAATAGATTCTGTAAATCCTTATTTGTTCTTCGACAATTTTTTTGACAAACTAGATAACACAGACATAGTTGTTAGTGGTAACGGTAGTGCCAGTGTTATAAGTGGACAAGCTGGTAAACTCAAAGTAGGACAAAGATTTTACAGTAACTCAGGTAATGCAAGCATGGGCTACGACTTACCTGCTGCAATTGGTGCCAGTGTTGCTGCAGGTGGCAACAAGGTATATTGTATTGCCGGCGATGGCAGTATAATGATGAACTTGCAAGAACTACAAACTGTAGTGGGTTACCGATTACCTATCAAAATCATTATTGTTAATAATAACGGATATCATTCAATCAAACAAACACAACAAGCATACTTTAGCGACAATGTGTTTGGAACCAATCCCAAAGATGGAGTAACACTACCAGACTTTGTTGCACTTGGTGTTGCTCTTGGTATTATGAGTCATCGTGTTGATACCATGGATGCGTGGAATAGTGATATGGTACAAATGTTGTTAAAGAACAACGAACCTGCTATAATAGAAGTTGTAGTTGACCCGGATCAAATGTTTGCACCAAAACTTGCAGCACGTAAACTTGAAGATGGATCAATGTTAGCACCAAGTTTAGAATACATGAGTCCATTCTTGCCAGATGCCGAGATGGAACAGAACATAATCAAGGATGAATAATGGATTTTAACAAGTTTAGTAAAACTGTTTCGTATGGGCATTTTGAAACACTAGATCACGGAAAGCCGGTCTGGATTTTCGGAGCAGGTGGATTTGCACGTAGCATTGCCAAAGTATTAATCAGCGAAGGGTTTCAAGTGTACGGATTTGTTGTATCAGATCCCAAGGAAAAAACTTTACTTGATCTTCCTATAGTGAGTTGGAAGGATGTTACCTGGGAAAATGTACAACTGGCAATGGGGGTATTTAGTCACAATGTGCCTTATACCAAGATGCTTGCTGAAGCACAGGAACATGGTTTTAGCAAAGTGTTTATGCCTTGGGAATTGTATGCACAATTTAAAGATCAACTAGGCTGGCGGTATTGGTTAACGCCATTGAATTATATTACTGATCATCTGCAAGAAATTCAAAATGTTTATAATTTAGTTGAAGACGAGGAAAGTCGTTCGTGTTTACTGAATGCACTATTGTTCCGTGTTGGACTAGCCAACGAACGAGCAGATTATAAAAGCAAAGAGCCACATTACTTTAACAAACTATCATTGGCTAAATTTAAAGGGAAAGCTATTACCTTAATAGATGGTGGTGCTTACACTGGCGACACATACCAAGATGCCATGGCAGCAACTCCCGTTGATACAGCTTTCTTGTTTGAACCAGAACCTAAAAACTTTAGTCAACTAACACACAATGTTGGCAGCAACGCAATATGCTATCCACTAGCACTTGCAGACACATATAAAATTCTAACTTTTGCTAGTGATGTAGGTCCAAGTAGTGCTGTAGTCAAGCAAGGCGATATACATATTGCTGCTGGTGCTATTGATCAATTATTTCCTAAACGTCATATAGACTTTATCAAGTTTGATATCGAAGGATGCGAAGCTGATGCCATTCGTGGTGCAGAGGAAACTATTAAACGTGAGCGTCCAGTACTTGTAATGGCAGGATATCACAAGCCTGGTGACTTATGGGAATTACCATTATTGTTAAATTTGATATGTGAGAACTACAAGTTCTATATTCGTCAACATGACTACAATAGTTTTGAATCAGTAGTTTACGCTATTCCTAATTGATATGAAAATTGCTGTCCTTGGTGCAAGAGGGTTTGTAGGATCAAGTCTTGCTACATATTTTAAACACAATCACACAGTTGTCCCGGTAACACGACAAACAATTGATCTACTAGATCCTATAAAAGTTAGAAAGTGGTTAGAACATGAGAAATTTGATGTTGTGGTCAATGCTGCTACTACTATGGGCAATAACAATTTACTTGCTGATACCCGTAACAATTTAGGCCTGTTTATGAACTTCTATAACAATTCAGAATTGTTTGGTAAGTTTGTTAATTTAAGTTCGGGCGCAGAGCTTGATCGCAGTAGAGATTTACTAGAAGCTCCTGAAGAAGATATATTTACAGTAATGCCCTCGGACAGTTATGACTTTGGTCAAAATATGAAAAGTAGAATTTGTGTACGTACACCAAATTTTTATACCATACGAATCTTTAATTGCTTTGGACTTGGGGAAATACCAACTAGAATATTTCCACGTTTTCTTTTAGCAGGAAATACTCCATTAACAATTGCTAATGATAGATATTTTGATTATTTTGGTATCAAGGATCTTTGTTTGTTAGTTGATTATTTTGCTAATAATGAATCTGTGCATAAAGATGTTAACGCAGTATATCTAACCAAGTACAAAATTAGCGAAGTAATTGAAAGATTTTGTACATTAAACAACTTAACACCAAACTATGTAGTTGAGTCTACAGGCGGTAATAACTATACCGGCAGCGGTCGTAAACTTGCTGAATTACCTGTACAATTACAAGGATTAGGCCACTCACTATCAACTTATCATGTCCCAGTATATTAATCAATTATTTGATTTATCTAAAAAGAATGTAGTAATCACCGGATCAGGCGGTCACTTGTGTGGTGCAATGGCTCGCGGGCTTGCACAAGCAGGTGCTTCATCTATCACTATCTGCGATTTGCGTTTAGAAAAATCACAGGCCGTTGAGGCCACAATAAACAGGCTTGGTTACACCAATACTCTTTCGCTTGTATTGGATGTTGGAATTAAACAGTCACACGAGTTTGTATTAACTTCAGTCATTGATAGATTTGGTGGTTGCGATGTACTAATTAATGGTGCTGGTATTAACGGTTCTACGCCATTCCTTGATATAACAGAACAAGAATGGGATAACATTATGAACTCGCAACTCAAAGGCACTGTGTTTGGTTGTCAGGTATTTGGCAAACACATGTTAGAACGTGGAAGTGGAAGTATTATTAATGTTAGCTCAGCTAGTGCAGATCCACCTTTAAGTAAAGCATTTACTTACAGTGTGGCCAAAGCAGGTGTTGTAAACTTAACCAAGAACTTGGCAAGAGAATGGGGTACACAAGGAGTACGTGTTAATGCTATACGACCAGGATTCTTTCCTACAGAATGGAATCGTAAAAACTTTATTACTGCAGAACGTGAAGCAGCAATACTAGGACATACACCAATGCGTCGGTTTGGCGAACCAGAAGAACTTGTTGGTGCTATTATATATCTAGCATCAGATGCTAGTCAATTTGTTACTGGCACAGAAATAACAGTAGACGGAGGCTTTGCATGCCAAACAATTTAAGACGTACAGTTATTATCACTGGTGGAAATCGTGGTATTGGTTGGGACATTACACAACGTTTTTCCTCAGCCAATTACGATGTATTTGTAGGATCACGTTCTGGCATGGAACAAAATCTTGTTAATGTGACACATGTTCCAATGGATGTACGCAAGGCCGAAGATCACGCAATGTTGGTTAATCATGCATTGCTGCGCACAGGTCGAGTAGATGTATATATTAACAATGCAGGATATTCAGAATGGCGCCCTATAGATCAAATTGACGAAGAATTCTTAGATGACATTATTAATACAAATCTCAAAGGTGCATTCTGGGGTTGCAAGGCTGCATATAATGCAATGAAGTCAGGTGGTAGTATTATTAATATTAGTAGCATTGCCGGTAAACGTGGTAGCAGCAATAACTCTGCGTATGTAGCCACTAAGTTCGGAATGAATGGCATGACGCAATCTCTAGCAAAAGAGTTTGGTCCAAATGGTATACGTGTCAATGGCTTATGCCCTGTGCTTATCCCTACACCAGGATTAATGACAGCACTAGAAAGCAAGTATGCACCTGGAGGAGATAATCCTATTGAGTGGATGCAAAAGTTTGCACAAGAACAAACAGCATTACACAGATTGCCTACCGGTAAAGAAGTAGCAGATGCTTGTATGATGTTAGTTAATACTACTGCTATTACAGGACAGAACATCAATGTTGACTGCGGAGTGTTTCCTCAATAATGCATAACATTATTCCGTGTCCTTGCTGCGATTCGTTAGATCAAACCAGTATACCTGCGTATATGTCACAGTTCGTTGTATGGCGTACTACTGGAGTTAAACCTGAATCAAATCCTAGAAATTTATTAATTCAGTGTAATCATTGCAATTACTATTTTAGTGACACAAGATTTACTGATCAAGAACTTGCTCGATTGTATACAGGTTACAGGGGCACAGAATACAATCAAATGCGAATAGAGTGCGAACCAACGTATCAAGCAGTCATGTACTCTGATGTGTATATTAAACAACGTAAAGAATTTATTGATAGATTAATTGGTCAGCATGTTGCTGATATTGAATCTGTTTTGGACTACGGTGGTGATGATGGAAAATATATCCCAGAGATGTTTGCCACTGCAGATAGGTATGTTTATGATCTTAGCGGTGCAGATACAATATCCGGAATTAAAAAATACAATACTGCACAACAACAAAAATTTGATCTTGTTATGAATTGTCAAGTACTTGAGCATGTGTCAGATGTAAATCAGTTAATAGTCAATCTCAAAGATCTTACTAACAATTACCTGTATATCGAAGTACCTGCATACAGAAAACCACCTGCAATTGATATAGTGATAGGCGAGCATCTTAACTTCTTTCGTAAATCATCATTAATAGCACTACTAAATAGACACAACATTCAAATAGTTGATACCGCGGTGGATTATGATTTGCAAGTATTAGCTGTTCTAGGAAAAATATGAAAAAGATTGTATATGTAACAGGCTGTTTAGGTCTCATTGGTTATCGTGTTACTACAAGATTATTAGACGAAGGTTATTATGTTATCGGTGTAGATAAACAAACTTATGCTAGTAATATAAATTTTCTTCCTATGCTGCAAAAAAGTCAGCAATTTAAATACATTAATAGCGATATTAATGATTTAGATCGTCTTGTAGACTGCGATTATATAGTTAACTGTGCAGCAGAAACACACGTAGATAATAGCATCATGAGTTCGGATGTATTCCTAAAGAGTAACGTAAATGGAGTACATCATCTCTTGACTCTTATTCAACAAAAGAGTCGTTTTAAAATGCCCACACTGATTCATTTTAGTACAGATGAAGTGTACGGCGACATAGAACAAGGTGCACATAAAGAAACAGACTTGTTAAAACCAAGCAACCCGTATTCTGCAACCAAAGCAGCAGCAGATATGTTGGTGCTGGCATTTGCTAGAACATTTAGTATTCCTTATATTATTTTACGTCCAACAAATAACTACGGTGTTGGACAATATGTAGAAAAACTTATACCCAAGACAGTAAAGTACATGGAACTTGGTCGTAAGGTTGATCTACATGATAAAGGAACGCCTAGACGTACTTGGTTACATATCAGTGATACTGCTGAAGCAGTGTTAACTGTTATCAAGTCTGGTGTAGAAAATGATATCTTTAACATATCAGGCAACTACGAAGATAGTAATCTAAATGTAGTACAAAAAATATTTTATCACTTTGGTATTACAGATTACCAAGATCACATTGTGGATCTTGTTCGCCCGGGACAAGATGTAAGATATGCAATTGATGACAGCAAACTAAGAGCTCTAGGTTGGGAACCTGTTGCTGACTTTGATGAAGAACTTGCTAGAATTGTTAATTGGTACAGACTTAACTTTGTGTGGTAACTTCAGTCCACGTATAATCACCTAACCATTGAACCTGACAGATATATTCGTATTTGTCAGGTTTTCCTGTGGTCCAATCATCGGGTCCTTGCATGATCAATCTGGTGTTTTCAATCGCACTATCATACAACAACCAATATGTTTGACCATGTGCTGGTTGGAATTGATATTCAGCTGCATGGACCATGTCTGTTATATCCAACCTACGTTTTAATTCTGCTGCCTGTTTGGCCAAAACGGTCATTAGGTCCGTGATACGATTATACTCTTGCTCGGCATGCATACGTGCTGCATTGAGCATGATGTCTTTGCGTTGGGTAACTGGTACCAAGTCAAACTTAGGACCACCAACTTCTGTAGGATAAGGAGTTACATTACGGTTAAAAAATGCCACCAGTGAATTGTCCACGGTGGCATCGTAACTGTTTTTACCTTTAGCTAGATTACTTTTTTTCTTTTCCATCAGCCTTTTTACTTATAATAGGATCATCTAACTCTGGAGAGATTTTTTCAAATTGTCCTTCTTGCTGCGGATGCCTAATACTGCGTAGAACATATGAAGATACATTCAATGTTGCTTTTAGTGGGTACGCAACGATAGCCAACATTGCAGTGAGCGCAACACCAGCTGATAAACAACCAATAGCAAATAAAGTAAAGATAACTTCAAGTATAAAATTCCAAAAACCCGAAACTCCTACATCCATATAATTACCTGGATCTTTAGATTCACTTCTAAAACTTCTAATATGCATACGCAAAGTAGAAATTAAGTCTGTAAATTTTTCTGTTAGAACTAATAATAACCCACGGTATAACTCTGTCATGCTACATCCTCATTGAAAATTGTACTGTATACTTTTAATTTATCTCTTTTATTTCGCATGGCAATTTCAACATTATTATTGTCAAGTATACCGGCTTCGATCAGTAGATCAACCATACAAAGCAAATCGCCGACTTCTTCTTCTAGTTTTGCTCTATGCTTTACACCAGATTTATGCGTGGCGTCTATACCAAATCTAAAAATCTTACTAATCTCCTGTATTACTTCAGCTGATTCTTCAGCTGTAATCATTAGTATCTGTTCTTGTTTATTCATCAATCAGTTCAATTTCTTCCACAGATGGTATTAAATTTCCAAGTCCTGCGCCTGCTTCTATATCGGCAATCATCGATTCAGTTGCACGTCTTGCTGCTTCTTGTGTTGTATATGCTCGTTCAAAGACTTTGTTTCCATCTTCAAATTCTGCCATTGCTATGTAAATTTTTTTAGTCATAATATTTAAGTAAATTTGGTGGGCCCGGAGAGATTCGAACTCTCTATCTTCCGGTTATGAGCCGGGTGCTTATACCAGGTTTAAGCTTCAGGCCCAGTATTAAAGTATTATAGAGATATAATATTGAAATGTCAATCTTGTGCAAGGTATCAGGTTGTTAATTGAATTGTGTATAACTGTTATTTATAAAATTTTTATGAACGTTTAACTCATGTTGCGTTGCAATAAATACTTGTGTCAACCCACAAGGAGAAACAAATGACAATTGACTTTGAAAGTCTTAAAGAACGTCTTAAAGAGATGTTCCCAAATCAATACAAAAGCGAAGTAGATCTGTACATAGAAAGCAAGAACCCAAAAAATGCAGCCGAAGTAGAACATTGGCTACAGCAGTTCACATATCAGAATAGACACAATGGCTTTGGTGCGTAGTTTTATTCAGGCTGTAATTGAATCAAGACAACGCCAGGCCGATTTGTACTTACGTAGTTTGAATGCCGGTATCTAAACGTTCAATATCTGATTCATCACATCGTTCACCAAATTGAATTTCTATAATACTACAGGGTACTGTAAATGGATTTGTTAGTTGGTGCCAAGTATTCTTTGGTACTTTAAATTCGTCATACTTGGTAAGTATTTTAGGAGGATGGTGCAAGTCACCGGGCATGGCCATATTAATCATACAGGCTCCAGCAGTAACCATCCAATATTCACTACGCTGCTGATGTATCTGCATACTGAGCATTTTACCAGGCTCTACTGTTAGTACCTTAACTTTTGCGCCCGGGATATCGTGTATGGTTCTATAACTACCCCATGGGCGATCCACTTCTTGAACAGTCCAACGTCGGAGTATATCGCTGCTACTGTTTAGCTTGTTGTCTCCGCCTACTCCAAATGCAAACTCTATTCCTGTTACAGACATTTCGGGAATATTGTCTGCTGTACGATCTCCGCCATTGGCAAAAACAATTTTATCATTAGGATAGGTACGTTTAATTAATTCCAATAATTCACAAGCCGAATCATCCGTGTCTTCTACTGGAATTGTTGCATCAACAGATTTAAGATTTTTAATAATTTCTCGTCGCTCCGCAATCGGCATAAATGCTCGACCTTTTTTACGCTCTAGCCAAGCATCGCTGTTTATGCCCACGATTAATACGTCACCTAATGCTCTAGCTTCAGATAATAATTTAATATGCCCCGAATGTATTGGGTCAAACCCGCCGGTAACTACAACTATTGTACTCATTCTTTTACTCTATAAAAATCTCTATCTAGCCAGGTTGTAAGTAAATCATCTTGTTTAACAAAACCGTGTGCATTAATACTATTACGCACACTATCGTTTACTAGATTTGCATCTATTATATCGTGCCAGGTAGCGTTTCGCGGATCCATTGGCAGCACATCACTTTTATATACAGCAGCATATAACCACATGTCATTCATATCTTTGTAAAAATATGCATCTCTACAGTCAAATCCATTGACTCCTAGCATGTACATAAGATTGACTACATTATAGTTAAAATAGTTCCCGTTACGGCTAATATTGTTGAGTCTATTATGTTGATAATGCACAGATTGTGGTATAGTTAATACCATCATTCCATTAATACTCATCATTTCATTCCATACACGTAAAGTTTGTAATGGATTTAATACATATTGAAATGCGTCGTGACACCAAAGCAAATCAATTTGTCTTGAGATTGGTCTCTCTGTAGCTTCAAAGTCTGCTTCAATAAGTTTTACGTTTGGTAATTCTTGTATTCTTTGTTCTATTTGTTTAGTATTTTGATCTAGTGCATAGCAAAGATAATCTCTAGGCTCTGCTGGTTCGTCACGGGTTTCTAATGTGGCCCACCATTCTACATCCAGACCATTACCGCATCCAAAGTCAGCAACAACTTCTAAACTGTCTAAAAAACTATCGTATTGATATATAAGATCTAAAACTGCACGACTGTGTGCATGACTTGCTTCTGCGTTCTTAAACAGTGCCATTTGTTAATGCCTCAATGATAACTTGTTCTTTTAGTTCTTGTAGTCTTGGTGCCAGTTGATAGCAAGCTTCAGCTATCTCATTATTGGTTCCCCAACTACGCTGTGTGGCAAGATAGCTTGCCCATTTACCTACAGAGTCTTTTAATAGTTGTATATCTACTGCATTGTGCCGCGGACGAGCCCGGCAACACAAATCGTATTCTTCAAGCAATTGATCTGCGTATTCTTTGAAGTCTGTCATGCAATTACAATATCTTCCATACCTGCGGTACGTAGTCGCACAACGTGACCCAGCATAAAGTTTTTACTTTCTAGGCCTTTCATGACACCTAACCACTTGTTTCGTAAGAGAGCAACTTCATTAATGATTGTTTCAAAGTCCACAACTTCATCTTCTCCATCAACATACTTCTCGGCGTCACGACTTGTAAGTGCTCTTGCGTAAGCCTCCAAGTACTTTTGGAAGTGCTTGCGTCTAATTTTTCGTAATTGAATATTAAGAAAATTGAGGATGGCTTCGATTTCCTGGAGTTGATTAAAACGGTGTTCAGTGACTCCAGGTAAATTAGATAAGGACTTTTCAACGTTACCCCTAATAGCTATTTCACTTTTAGCCGCAAAAAGTTCGCCTTCATAGTAATCTATACAGGCAGGAATCTCTCCTAGGTTAGATACTACTCGATTATACCACATTAGTTTTCGTAATCAATTTCGTCGTCGTCGTCGTCGCCTATATATTCGTCAAGGCTACGTCGAGTATAACTATCTGTGCTACCAAACTCCTTTAACTCTTTTTCACTAAGAGCATCAGCAAGCATACTCATTAAAGTGTCGCTGGCTGCTTGGCGTTCTTTGGTAGGCACATACTCTTTAAGAATAGTGTAAGTTTCAATTAGAACTTCTACGTCAATACTCATTCGTCGATTTCCTCTTCAACAGGTTGAACAGCAACGGCTTCTTTGTGTGGATGTGCTACAAAGTCTGCCATAACTTTATCTAGGCTATTGTCTTCGTTACGCTCCCACGCTTTGCGGAACTGCTTGATAACTGTGCCGTCTGCTAGCGTGTATTTAAGACTATTGCCTTCCTTGCTTAATAAACCTTTTCCTTCAAACATGTCTACAAGTCCTGAGTATGGATTCATACCAGATTCATATGGAATCTTAACTTGTACTGATTCAAATGGTTTAGCATAACGTGTTTTCATAATCTTACATGCTGCACGTATACCTTTTACTTCACTAATCTTGTTACCATCCTCATCTTCTTTTAGTTTCAACTTACGCATAGCAACAACGATACTGCTTGCGTAAATAAAGCCTTGTCCACCGCTGATCTTGTCATCAGGATCAAACATGTCCTGACTTGCGTAGGTATGATTGGTACATACCAACCCAATATTTAAACTACCAAACATGTTAACACAGTTACGAACCAGTGCTGTTAGTGCTTTAGGCTTACGGCCCATGTCACCTTTCAAGTCACCAGCTTCAAATTGATTAACGTCAGTTGGTGTTAACAACATGCCCAAACTGTCTAACACGATTAATACCTTGGGACGGTCAGTTTCTGGCAATGTCTTATACTCTTTAACAAACTCAGTAATCATTTTAGCAACGTCATCAATCATCGCCATATTGAGCTTGAGAAGTTTATCATCGCTTGTGTCAACTCCAAGCGCATGTAACCACGCTTCATCCAATGCGTTCTCAGTGTCAATGAGGATAACATAAATGCCTTGCTCCTGAGCATTCTTAACGAGATTTCCCGAGCAGATAAAGGATTTACCCGCGCCAGATTCGCCAGCAAATACAGTAACTTTGCCCATCGGAATACCTTTATTAAAGTCGCCGCTAATAAGGTAGTTGAGCGCAAAGTTGTTTGTGCTGATCCAGTCTGTTGGATCATTGAAGCCGATACTAATGCCGTCAATACTTTTTGTGATACTTTTGCGAAATTTTGATACGTCAAACGGTTTTCCCATAATATTTTTCCTTGTCTAAGTTTCTATCTAATAGTTCTTTAAAATCATTGTAATTATCTGCTTTTGGAGCACAAAAGCCACACATGCATAAATCCTTAACACATTGTATAACAGGCATAGATCCGTTGTCAAGTTGCAATTTTACGGTTTCTATAATAGAATGGTAATTTTTTAAATTACCAAGAGGTTCTACACGACCGGTTGTACTTGTGCGACAATCTTTGTTGGTATACACCTCGCCATCAACTTGCCGCACAAATAAAAAGAACCAATTTACACTACAATACCAGTCTCGAAAACCTTGCTTGTGTACAAAAGATACACAAGATTTTAAATCATTATTCAAACTCAATTTTCTACCACCACAACATGCTCGACCTTCATCTATACTTTGCATTTTATCTTTATTAGATACTAAATCTAAATTATTTTTATATTCTTCTTGTTTAGACAGAGGTACAGAGTTTAACCAGAAAGTTTTTAATCTAGAAAATTGATCAGGCGTGTATGCCCATTGATTATCTAACGGTTTCTCAACATATCGTATTTTGTTGTCTTTACAAAACTCAATAATCTTTTCTGATTTTGCAAAATAAACTGGATCGTTGTGCATCATAACAACACACTTAAATCGTTTGTTTTGTTCTTTAAGATAAAGAACGTTATCTAAATATTGTTGTTGTTGCTTAGGTAAAATTTCAGAATGATAGCTAACAGAAAATTCATCTATTAACGGAACAATTTTTGTCCATTGATTACTACCTACTACGCCATTGGTAGTACAGGTTATTGTTAAGTGCCATCGATCTTTGTATGAATTGTATTTTTCCCCACAAGCCTGTAAAATTTCTACAATATGGGGATGAAATACACTTTCTCCTCCATATATATTTAAAATTACTTTACGTTGACTTGGCTTTTTATATTGCATATACAAATCAACATACTGATACATAAAATTAATAGTTCGTAAACATTCCTCCAATGTAGGATGTTTTGTAGAATTGTCGTGTCCGCCGTCGATACCAGTACCGCAATAGCTACAATCTAAATTACATAATTTAGTAACTTCCCAATCTAATAAAAAACTAGGAACATTAGTTGGATCTAATGCAAAGCCAATTGATTTAACATCACTCATATTTTACTTCTATACTTTTTAAAAAGCGGTACCGGTCCAATAACTGCGATACAGCATCTTTATCTTCGATGTAACCTAAAGGTATTTTACCGTGCCCTAATGTTTTGTTAAATCGATCTATGTTATTACGTTCAAACCAAGTAACATAATCGTTATCTGCAAAGCAATCAAACTCATCAAACGTTAACATCGATTCGCCGCTGTAATAATGCAAATTTTTTGCACCAGTATAATCAATGGATAAATTGTCTTCGTATAAATCAATATATTCTTTGCCCAATTCAACATAATGCAAAAACAAAGTGCCAGCAGGAAACTTAAATTCAAATTCGTTATAATCTTCTATAGATAACGGATGTCGTCTATATTGATCTTTATCAAAACTAATATAAAGTGCCGGATGAGTTTCTTTGTTTAGTTCTACACGATGTACAAAAAAATTTAAATCTCTAATTGCTTGTTTTAATTCTTTGTTAGCAATATTAAACAAACGAGTTGGCTTCCCAAATTCTCCACTTAGTTGTTCAAATTTAACATGCAAATAGTTATAGTATTCTTGGGAGGATATATCCTGTATATCAATAAAATCCTTTAGATACTTATTAATAACTAAACAAGAATCTCGCAAACATTTTTTACTATAGTTCAATGAATATAAAGTTGCAAACGCTTCATGTTGATTAAATTCACAGTTCTGCAGACACCATATCAATTCACCAACATATTTGCTAACAAATTTAGTGTCGTAGAGATGAATATCAAAAGACGCCTCTGCAGAGGCGCCTAATGTTACAACAAGTTTCATTATTACTTGCTACGATTACGAATCATGGCCAAGATATCCTCGGCCTTTTGACTTGATGGTTTAGCTGCCACTGGTGCTGTTGCAACAGGTGCATCATCTTCATCTGCTTCAAATGGTGCAGGTTGTGCTGCTACTGCACCTGAGTTAGGAGCAACGTAACCTTGGGCTGCTGCAGGTGCTGCTTTGGCTGCTGGTGCTGCTTCTGCATCACCACCTTTGCTCTGGAATCCAGCTGGTTTAAAGTATTGACCCCACTTGTCTGGATCGTATGCTTGACCATCTACACTTGCTTCAAACATTTCTTTGATTACTTTAAGTTCTACTTCGCCTGGACGCTTTGGCAAGAAGTCTGACAAGTTGTACAACCCGTGAGCATCAATTGCTGCTTGCTCTTCTGAGGTTAGTGCAGTTTCTTTGCGTGACCATTTGCTTGTTGAGTAGTCTGCATAACCACCTTTACTTGTTTTAGTAACAGTAAAGTCTAGACCACCTGTGTAGTCTGTTGGCATGCTTTCTAGTTCTGGATCCATCAGTGCAGCCTTGATCAAGTTAAAGATCTGTGGACTGATAATGAAACGACGAATTGGATTTTCTGGGGTCTTGTCATCACCTAGTGCGTTTTCACGTACAAAGCCTTGGAACAAGTAAGATTTTTTCTTCCAGTACTTACGACCCATTTCCTCTAGAGCTGGATCTTTAAACCATGTACGCACTTCAGCAAGAATTGGGCAAGCGTCGCCATACATCTCTACACATGGTACTTGTACTTGAACTGGTTTACTGTCCGACTGACCTTTGATACCAGCAAATGGTAACTTGATCATTAAACGTTCTACCCAAAAGAAATCATTCTTTGCGTTTGCGTCTGGTAAGAAACGGATTTTACTGCTTGAGCCTTCTGGAATGTTCCAGTGTGCATAGATGGCGTTGTCGCCTTGTGATTGCCCGCCTTGTCCACGGGTTTCTTGCGCTTGTAGTTTTGCGCGAATTTCTGCTAATGAAGTTGCCATAATGTTTTCTCCTATAAGATGGTCTTAGTATGTGCCTAGATATACAACTGCACCGTGCAATTATATAACATATCTATTTATCAAGTCAAACAAATATTTAATTTTTTTACAAATATGGTAAAACAGTCTCAGCAATGGTTGTATAGCCAGAAAAAGTTGGATGCACATCATTCCATTCGTTGATTATTAAATTTATTTTATCTGCATTAATTATGGCTAGTTCTTTTAGCTCTGTGCCAAATTTGGACATGATGTTTTGATCGGCGTCCAGTTGCAAAAACCATTCTGGGTCGCTGATGTAAGTGTCTTGTTTTAAAGAAGGTATCAACAATTTACTTGCACTTGTACATACCGGAATTAAATTGGAATAATTAGCAATTGACGGATGTAATTTTGACCACCCACCAATGCATAAGATTTTTTTATTGAAGGTATTTAATTTTTCATATAGTTCTTGAAAATATTGATCTACAAAATCTTCAATTGATTTATACTCTAATAAATTCTCCACAAAATCATCATTAAGAATTTTAAATTGAGTATCGTTACTATGTTCATATTGCTTACCATAATAATATCGTTCTCTAAAAATATCAGTTTGTAAAAAAATTATGCTGTCAAACTCTTGCAAATCTATTTTTATTGGTTTGTCTGTTCCTACTCCAAATGTGCATTTAGTTGAATTGTTCCATCGACCTTCTAATCTATCAATCATTAACCAATTGCTTCCACCTGCCTTACTGATATTAACAATTTGATGTCCATGATCTTGTAATAAAGATTGTACTCCTTGCCCTGTTGGTCCATAGCTGCCATTTATATTAGAAAAAACTCCAATACCCCAACTGTCGCCAATTAATAAAATTTTCATTTGTAAATAAATTTTAAAAAATTTTCTCTATTATGTACTAGTACAGGCATCATTTCTTTTTGCAGATCATTGAGTTCTTCGTATGTCAAGTTGGCCAATCTATCAATTTCTTTTTTGATTGCTTCTAATCTTTCATATGAGTTTACTATTGTGTCATAACTTTCGTCAATCCAAGGTGAGAACGTTTTAAATCCATTTTTTCTTAATAACTCCAAACTATAAGGGCCACTATAAACTAAAAATGGTTTTCCAATATACAAATTTTTAACAGTTTTTTCTGTTATCCACGCATTGTCAATAATGTGCGATTCACCGACTATTTCTACAAAATATTCTTCGTAAGGTTTTCTACTGATACCAACAATGTCCTCATAATTGTAAACACGATTTTCAAAAAGCTTATCATAAATTACTGGTGTATGTTGATTTGCCCAGTCTAGGGATTCAGTAAAATATTCTTCTAGTTTTTTTTCAACCAACATTCCAGATTCTTGATATGATATAAAAGAGTCATCTTTGTAAAACTTATAAAGATGCTGCATTAATTGTAGTCTATAAAATGTTCCGCGATTGAACCATACTGCAAATTTTTTAGATAATTGACCTTGTTGCAATTCTATATCTTTTACAGTTTGCCATATAGTGTTGCACCAATAATATAAAAAATTATTATTAATTACTGTGGCATTGGGTATTTTTATGTATTCGCGACACATTACATAACAAGTATCTTTGTTTAAATTAAAGCAATTGATTACATTTTCAATAATAGGTATTGCACCACAGTATCGAAGTATTGCACCATCTTCTGACAGAAACAAAAATCTACGTCCTTGCCCTGTTTGGTGAAGTAGGTACAAAAGCTGATCTGGTCCTCGCAAACTGCATTCTCGTACATAGATAGAATCAAAGTTTACTACAACCACATCATCAATTATCATAAACGCATGATTACGATCCTCGTGAGATAATTTTGACACTACTTCGTTCCAATAAAATTGTTCTAAGTTATTTGTCATAATGTATATTCTAAATTCTGTTCAAGACGGCCACAGGCAGGATTGAACCCGCCATATATTATTTCATAACTCATTGATGGTTTATAGACCAGCTAGCTTACGAATTGACCGCAAATCTTCCGATACCACTGGTTCATCCATTGCGGATGCACCGTATGATTGTGGGTCGGGTGTTGGTTGTGGCGGCATTGGCTCAGTTGGTTGAGCTTGTGATTGCATTACTTGTATAATTAAATTAGCCAATGCAGTTTCACCATTGGATGCTAACCAGCCGGCAATTGTACGTCTAGAATCTGCATCCGGGCCTTGTTGTAACGATTGTTTTTGCAACGCTGAATATAATTCTTCGTTGTTTAGGAAATTTATGCCTCTAATTGCACCAATGGCATCTGAACCATCAATACCAACTGCAATAGGAGTTTGGACCAATCTTTGTAAATCTTCTTCGTCATGGTCATCGGAGTCTGAATCCCAAGTTTCCTCAGTAATTTCATTTGCCCACGATTCAAATTCTACAGACATTGGTGTGTCTGTTTTTTGTCTATTTTTATATGCACGATACACATACGGTAATGCTTCTGTAAATCTATCGTCGTAAATCTTTTTAACAAAACGTTCTCTGAGAGAATCTACATCAACTTCCTCGTCAACATTGTCATATGCTCCGCCGCACATGTCTATCAATAGATCGTGTCCTTTGCGACCTTGAAAACGTTTTAAATGATCGCGAACTTCGTTATAGCGATGCATTGCTGCTTCGACCATGCCGGTTGTTTCTTGATCTTCAAATGTTCTGTTGCGCATGCTACGTACAAAATGTCGCATGCTGGCCATTTCTTTGACCATTTCGTTTATTATTGCTGAACCTTCGTCATCCATGCGACCGCCATGACGTAAATGGTTAGCAGTAGCACGAGCACCGTGTAAATTAGTATGTGGTAATAAGAAACGTTCACCCAATGGTGTTTCAACAAATACGTGTTCAATTTGACGTCCACGAGCACCATGACTTTCCAAATTGATTTGATCTTTGTGTTTAATAATTAGTTTATGTGTGCCAACATCGCCGTAACTAACACGACGGTTATTGCCGTGGCCATATAATCGACTTTCAGCAATAGCTAATTCATCTTTATCGTATGTGCTGTCTGCTTTGCTTTGCTGTTTCAAATCTTTTAAATCTAAGTTACTACGATTGATATCTCTAACATCAAATGCCAACATGTTTCTACGGGCAAATTTACGTAGATTACGCAAGAATAGATACCATTCTGCTTCTTGTTCTTCATCCAACGCATTGGTAATATTGGAACTAAAATAAATTTTTAAACTGTCTTCATCAACTAGACTAATAGTAACATTACCAAAATTTTCACCGTCTTCGCTGACATAGTCAAAGTTAAAAAATCTAGCTTGTGATGGGTCTGTTACTTTTTGGGCAGTTTCGTCACCGATACTGACTTGATCAAAGCGGGCTCTGATTTTATTAAATAATGAATCTGAAATTTTATCTAGTTCGCGCATAATGTATTATTTATGATTTTATACCATGATAAATGGCATTGGTGCAATATAGTCGTTTGCACTGTCTTTCATTTTTTCATCTAAATCTGAATCATAGCTTTGTAAACTTTGGATCATACGCAAACTTAGTAATGTAGCACTTACTAAATCGTCTGTTTCTCCAAGTTTGGCAGCAAAACCAGCCCCAGATGCCACAAACGTTTTAAGCTCGCTAATCAAGTTTTTGCTGTTAATTGTCATTTTCTTATTTTCTATAAGATTCTTCAACTTGGCACAAACAGTAATTTTACTCTTATTTGTTGTGGTAAATCCCTTGCGATGAATACGTGCTTGCCCTACTTTTACTGGTTGACTTAGGAAAACTCCACGTATATTTTCTTCGCCAATTTCGCCAATGACAACCAGAGCAGCTTCACCTAGTGTGTTGTTTTCTACGCTGTAATAGATATCATTTTGCGTACCTATTGTGTCGTATATGTATTCGCAAATTTCTTTAAGAATCGCAATTTGACGCTGTATTGGTGTTTTGTTATGTTGCCATTCTCCAACTTGCACCATCGACGGTAACTCAAATATTTGTATAGCTGCAGGATCTCCACCTGTGCCCAAACTGGGATCTAGTCCAACTACGTATGTTCGACCTCTCTGAGGTTTTTGGAACCAACGTACTTGTCCTTGGCGTTCAATCGGATCTTGGCCTTCTAACTCCGATAGTATCAT